GGGACCCCTTCGGGTCCCCACATGCCTACTCTCCAACGCGTAATTTTGTTGGTTATTGGGCATATAACCCTGTGTAGGAGCTGACGAAATGTCTCGAACCCGAAGTAACTTCCAAACTCATATTAATGGGTATTGGGAGAAACTAGGGGTCAAGCATGGATTCAACACCGTGTACGACCTAAAGGAGACTTGTACCGACGAGATTCTCGCCGGTGACAATCACCAATTCGCCGTTACACGTTCAACCTTCAAAGGTGGCGTCATGAATTCTCCGCCTGGGGGATGGTATTCCCCTAGATCGCGAGATTATACATGCGCTGCCATCACTGGAGATTGGATTCAGTGTTGGGGTCCCATTTCGTCTTATCCGGGACAGCTTCCTGATGCAGCTTATGCTGCCCAGGCGGCCGCCAGAACGAACCCTAGTAGGTCCTACGTGGACATACCTGTGAACGTTCTTGAGCTCGGGGATATAACTCACCTCCTTAAGATAACGGGAGATTCCCTTATCAAAAGGTTGGCGGGTCATAATCTGCGCTATCAGTTTGGCATAAAGCCTCTGGTAGGCGATCTCATTAAGCTAACTCGATTCAATGACGCGGTTCATCGCCGAATCAAAGAATTCGAACGCTTAAAGAGTCCTCATGGTCTCCGGAGAACGATACAGCTGGATACCTTATCAACTACCGTTCCTAAGAACGAGTATTTGAATACTACAGGCAATCTTGTAAAGATGGCCTATGAGTTAACGGGTAGACGTCAGATCAAAGCCCACGTCCGCTGGCTAGCGGGCGGTAACTTTGTGACGATTAACCAGCCTGAAATGAGTGCATTAGCCACAAAGGCCGTTCTCGCCTTACCTTGGATTTCGCCACCTTATGGGAGGCGATGCCTTGGTCGTGGTTGATCGATTGGGGCAGTAACGTGGGCGATTATTTAAAAGCCCATCGTAATATTGTCCCAGCCGAACTCCAAAGCGTTTCGCTTATGGAACACTCAGTCACTCAAGCGCACATTCCTGCTTCTGTCATCGGCGGTGATCTGTGGATTTCACAGATTGACGTCATGAAAGAAACAAAGACACGGCGTAAAGTGATCGTTGCACCTACTGCTCACTTCCCCTTTCTCACGGGGAATCAGTTGGGCATACTTGCTTCGTTAGCAATAACGAGGACGTAGTATTGTCCTTAGTTATGACCAGCAATGGTGCTGGCGTAGCAAGCATAGGAGTAGTACCATGTTCGCCGATCCGGCAGTTGTCACCATCAACGCGGTGGCCAAGAATCTCGTTCGTATCAACCAAGATAAGTATTCTAGCGAATACCTTCTTCGGACTGCTACGGAAGAGTTTCGGCTCAATCTGAGGAACTCTTCGTATACTGATAAGAAGCGTGGTGTGGTCATTGACCGTCACAACGCCGAACTTATCCATACGGTGTTCCCAGTTGCCCCAGCTACGCTTTCTACTGTTAGAAAGACGTATGCAGTTATCGAGAATCAGAGGGGTGATACCCTCGTTGATCCTCGCTATACTGCGTTGGGACTATTTGCGTTCTTGTCGAGCGCAAACGTCGACAAGTTGATGAACTTCGAGTCCTGATTAACATCAGGAGAGAACCTCGAAGGGTGATTGCCAGAGCGGTGGCTTGGATCTAAACCTCCAGAATAGGAGCCTAGATGAAAAGCCAAGTTAATGCTCTACTCCATGTCGTGTCCGGACTCTGTAAAGATGTCTGGATGACGTACCCGGAGCTAAAGGGATGTATGCTCAAAGATTTGAGTAGACTAGCCCTTTATTGTCAAAATAGAGGTCTAACAGTGTTTTCGTTAGATCTCCCTCATCTTGAATCCCTTCTTCTTGAAGGGCTCGAGACGAGGCGCCTACGTTTAGAGGGGCCCTACTCAAGGGCTGTGTCCTCTAAGACCAAGGTGCCGAGACTTTTCTCGGGACTATGGTTGCGCATTTTTGACAAAGACTCCTGTTTGAAGCATGAGGTAGATGTTAACGCTCTATTCTTCCTCCGTTGTCTTTTGACAATCGGCAAAAGGATAGAGTTGGTATGCTCTGACGATCGCACTCAAGCGAAAGTGAGGGAATACCATGACATCGAACGCGGTCTCCGTAAAGCCAGTTTTACCTGGCAATACGATAGACTCATCCTCACCAGTCGAGGAGAAGGTGCTGGCCTTTGCAGACCATCACTATATCCCCGAGATCGCCATCATTGCGGTGGCGATTTGCTTCATCTTGGTCTTCTTCCTAGTCCTCTTCCCGAAGGGGAAGTCGACTTACAGGTAGTTAACCCTGATGTTGCAGCGGATGAGGATAGGTTCAATCGGGATGATCACATGTTGGTCCATCTTGGACAAGCAGTGGATCACGTTTATCCTGCTCTTAACATCGCTTCTGATCTGTTCCATAAAGGATACAGTGAAGACGACGGAAAGAAAAGGTTAGCCGATTGGCGCCTCCTCAATCAGATCCAAAGAGTTGCGGATCTGATTTCATCATCCTTTGATCAGTTCGATCCAATAGCCTTCTCAGGCGAATTGGAGGAGACGGGTCAAGGGACGGGCTTCAAACATGGCCCTGGTGCAGTGGCGGAACGGATTAAGCAGCATGAGAAATCATGTTTCCCAAACTGGCCGTCCAAGCTTCAGAACACCTTTCCATTCGAGTTTTGCGGCAAAACCGCTGGCTCTGATATGGTTAGGCCTGTCGACCATGAGGTCGCAGCCCGTCTAATTTGCGTGCCGAAGACCGCTAAAGGTCCTAGGCTAATTGCGGCAGAGCCGACATCACATCAGTGGTGTCAGCAACTACTGCTCCGATTCTTGTTTGATCAGTGTCGAAGGACCTTTGGTACCTTCTTCATTGATTTCAAGGATCAACGCAAATCAGGCGATATGGTTCTGCAAGCTTCCTCAGAGCGTGATCTAGCAACTGTTGATTTATCAGATGCTAGTGATCGCCTGACGTGTTGGACCGTGGAGCGTATGTTTCGATGTAATCCATCGTTACTACACGCTCTGCACGCCGCACGTACGAGGTACATTAGAGATGACATCTCTGATGAACCGAGCTTCCTGTCATTACGGAAGTTCGCCTCGCAGGGTACTGCAACGACGTTCCCAGTCATGAGCCTTGTGATGCTATTCATCGCTCTTGGAGCTAGTCTTCGAGACGATGATCGCGTCACTTGGTCCAGGATAAAGGAACTTCGAACCAAGGTTCGTGTGTTCGGTGATGATATCATCATACCGTCGCACGGGTACGAGCGATTAGTGCGTGCCATGGATCTCTTACAGTTGAAAGTGAATAAAGCCAAAAGCTATTTTCACGGACACTTTAGAGAATCCTGTGGAACGGATGGTTACCAGGGTTATGACATTACCCCGGTTAAACCCCGTACACTAGTCGCCGACAGCCCGGCTTCGTGTCAGGCTGTAGTAGACACATCCAACAATCTCTTTAATAAAGGATTATGGTATGCATCAAGAACAGCCGATGACCTACTTCCTTTTTCGGTACGAAAGTACCTCAGGATTGTGGGTCCAAACGAAGCTGGACTCTCCGGTCTCTCATCCTTTACAGGAGGCTATGAACTCCATCTTGCTAAAAGATGGAACTCTCGCCTTCATAGGGACGAAGTCCGAGTTTGGTCGATACGAGATCGAGCTCAAAAATCGGAGAGAGGTGGATTCGACGGGCTACTGGACTTCTTTGCCAGAAGCTACGATTCTCGCAACCCTAGGGTTGTGTCTGAATCCGTCGACCGCCGGAGGACGATCGCTCGTCTTCTATGGGAGCCCCAGAGTACTTCTGCTCACAGTGATAATCGACTAC